CCGTCGACAATCTGGTCGAGGATCAGTGCGACGTTCGTCAGGTCCTTGATGTCGATGACCGCGACGTCGTTGGCGGCACTGAGCTCGCCGGCGACAGCCGCCGTCACGTAGTCCGCTTCACGCGCGGTGTACTTGCCGGGATTCAGGTAGCCGTTCATCTGATTTCTCCTCGAGAGGTTCTAGTTGCAGAAAGCGAGAGAAGAGGTGGTGTCCCGCTCCGATCGGATGGAGCGCGTCGGGGAACGAAGTTGGCTCGTCCGTCAGTTGGCGAGACACCGGTCGCGACACCGACGGTGGAGGAGCAATGTCGCGACGAACTTAGTGGCCGCGATCAGTGTGCGCCGAGTCGGTCGGAACGCCTTCGCTAGAGTCGATGCGACGTTCGCTCGGATCACCCGAGTAGAATCCGGGGTTGCGAGTCTTCGCGCCGCTGCTGAAGACGTCGGAGTAGACCATCACCTTGATCCAGCCAGCAAGCTGACCGACGTATGATCGACCCATGCGCCACAGATGATCGAGCGTGTAGTGCGCTCTGGTCTGAACTCCGCCGCCCGTCGAGACCGCGACTGCGAGATCCTTGCTCGCGTGGATGTCGCACTCGATCTGACGAAGTCGATCGAGAATCATGCGAACACGGGGGCCGAGGGTCTTCTCCTTCGCGTCGAGCGAGTTGATCGCTCGCATCGCAGGACCGTCGTCCTCGAAGCCCGAGTAGCCGAGATAGAACAGCATCTCGGCTTTCTCCGCGTCGCTGAAGGGCATCTCTCAGGACTCCTTGAGCGACTCGAGCTGACGCTCGTGGCGACGTAGCTCGGCGACCGTTCCGGCGTCGAGCTTGTTCGCCTTGCGAAGCTCGTCGATCTTGCCCTTCGCACTCTTGTGCGTGATCGGCACGACGTTCGGCTTCGGCGCACCAGTCAGCATCTCGACGACGCTCGGAAGCGCCGGAGAATTCTTCTGGAACTTGCGCGGGACGCAGTACGCCCGGGGAATCGTGCGAATCTCGCTCGGACGCAGCACGTGATTCGTGCCGTCGATCTCGAACTTCGCGCGACCGTTCGAGATGTTGATGACGCGAAGCAGACCGTCGTCCGGATCGTACTCGTCGTCGTCCTCGAAGTCGTCCTCGTTCTGAGCAGGTGCGGTAGACATCAGCTATCTCCTCCGTAGTACGTCTGGCCGGAATGACCAGAACTTGATCACGAGCTGTGACGTGATCGCAGAGTCTCGGCTGAAGTCGCCTCCAGCAGAGACTCTACGACTCGATCACGACTCGGTGCGGGTGGTGATGTCGCTGATGAGGACGTGCGCGTTGGGACGCGGCACCTTGAGACCGAGGGTCACGTCGAGCATCCACGACTCGAAGTTACCCTGCGAGGGCAACGCGATCACGTTCGCGACGAGCGGAACGCCCGAGCCAGCCGGAGCGCCGGTCATGTCCTGCTCCTGCGGAAGACCGGCGACCGGAACCGTCGCCATGATCTTGCCGCGAGCGACGCGCGACGGATTCGTCGGCAGGTACTCGAACGCAATCGAGTCCTCGCTGAAGAACGCGAGGTAGCCGGCCGGAACCGAGATGTCCTTGAACACCGGAACGCCGTTGATCTCGACCGCGTTGAAGCCGAGGCTGATGTTCAGCTTCTGGCCGCGAACGTAGACTTCCTGCATCACACGACGCTCGCCGCCAGCGAGCTCGCAGAGCAGACGCCACGTGTTGGAGTTGGTCACGCCGAACGTCGGGATCTTGCCCGAGGCGTTGAAGACCTGCTCGAACGCGTACTCGATCAGCGACAGGCTGATCGCACGGTGGACGCCGCCGTTCGAGAGCGTGATGCCCTGGAACTGCGAGTACGTTCCGCGGTTGATGTTCGCGTACGTGCCGGACGCCGACAGAGGACCGTTCGAGCCCATCGTGAGGCCGAACAGCGTCTGCGGACCGGTCGTACCCTGACCAGTCCACAGATCGTCGTTGATGAGCTTGCCCGCGCGCTCGCGAGCCTGCATCATCTTCACCATCCACAGGTTGCCGAGCTGCGTCTTCGAGAACTGCGACGCGTCCTCGGCAAGGCCGGTGATCTTGAACGCGTCACCATACTCGGCCCACGCCATCGTGGCGAGCACTTCGGTGTCCGCGTTGAAGGTCGAGACGACCTGACCGTCGGAGAACACCTGACCCGTGCCGGTACCGACCGACACGTCCCAGGCGAGGTTCTTGCCCATGCCGACCTGCTTTGCGATCAGGTTGGTGGACACGATGGAGCGGTTGTACTGCTTCACCACCTGCTCGCGAATGAACTGTTCGAGAGCGGGGTTCAGCGTAGCGAAATCGGTATTCGTCATCGTCTTCTCTCCGTGCGTTTCGGGCGCGTGCGGACAGACGTCCTCAAACGCGCGGGGTGACCTGTCATGCTCGACCGTTATCGCACGGGAGCTTGCGAGTCACTCCATTAACGCAAGGAGCGATGGCGAAACCGGGCTCTCACCGGGACCGAGTCAATCGTCCTCTAACAGACGGACGAGACTCTTTGAATTTGTACCGTTGTAGCAACCTGCTCTTTCAAGAGCAAGAACTATCACTTTACATGCTTGTATCGCTTGCCGGCTACGATGCACGAGATCGCGGACTCGCTGACGCCGTAGTCGATCGCGAGTACCTTCTGCGGGACTCGCCCGGTGAGGGCGTCGCGACGAATCGCGCGAACTTGATCTTCAGTCAGCTTACGACGAGGCATGTGGCTCCACGGGGAGGACTCGAACCTCCGACCAAGTGATTAACAGTCACCCGCTCTACCATCTGAGCTACCGCGGAAGGATCGCTTACTTCCTGGTGCTGCCAGCGACGATGTCGCTCAGCGCCTCCATCGTCATCGATCCGGGCTGAACCGGGATGTTCCCGTCGCCGCCGCGACCACCCGAGCCGCGAGCGTTGACCGGCGGAGCGAACTCCTTGCCGTAGTCCGACTTCGTCCAGGCGACGACGCCGTCCTTGATCGGCACGAGCGAGCCGTCGGTGTCCTTCCAGAGGATCGCGCCGGTCTCCTCGTCGCGGACGACGTTCTTCGCGTGGAGCTGGTCGAGCACCATCTCCATGACCGACGGCTTCACCTTGCCGTTCAGCAATGTCTGGAGCTGCTGACGCTCCTCGTTCCGCTTGTTCCGCATCTCCTCCTGCGTCGCCTTGTTCTTCCACTCCTCGGCCATCTTCTTGGCCTCGGCAGCTTCCTGAGCGGCCTTCTTGATCGCAGCCTGCTCCTCTGGGCTGAGACGCTGCTTTCCGGGCTCGCCGCCAGCGGGCTTCTCGTCACCCTTGGACGCAGGCTCCTCCATGAGGATGGTGCGCATCTCGTCCATGAACTTCGTCATGGAGGTACCGAGCTTATCCTCGAACGTCTTCGAGAGCTTCGTCTCGAGACGTTTCTCGCGCTCGGCCGACGCCTTGTGGAAGAGCTTGTTGAAGCGCTCTTCGAACTTCTTCTCCTCGTCGGAGACTCCGCCGCCACCTCCACCGTTCTTGTCGTCCTCGCCCTCGCGCATCGGACCGCGAGCGCCGAACATGGACCAGTTGATGTGAGCGGCGCCGGGGCCGGTGAACTTCGTCTTCATCTGTGCTTCTCTCCTACCGTTGGTTGACGTTGCTTGACTACGCGATCAGGGCGAGAAGCCCGGACCCTTCTTTGACTCTTCACGCTTCGCACTGTTCAGTGCGCGAACTTTCGCGACAGACTCCTTGACCGCCTTGCGAGCCTTCGCCGCGTGGCGCAGATGTCGCCCGGTGGACGCGTCGTCGGGCGACCAGCTCATGTCGCTCGTGTTCGTGGACGCGAGATTGCGATGCTGATTCGCGGCTTCACGATGAGCTTGAGCTTCTTCGTGATTGCCGACAGCCTCGTGCGCGTCAGCCGCCTTGTCGTGAAGCTCGGCAGCACGCTCGTGCTCGTAACCTTCGGCACTGTTTCCGGCTGCGACGACGCGATCAGAGGTCTGGTTCGCCTTCTTGCTGCGAACACGAGCCTGAAGAGCAGCCTTCTGCTCGTCGTGACTTCCCTGACCCTTGCTCGAGGACGAGACCTTTGCCTTGTCCATCGCATCTTCATCTTCCTTCTTCGCGCCGGCCTTCTGAGCAGTCTTCTCGTGATGCTCGGCGAGATCAGCCTCTTTGTCAGCAGCGCGATCGTTACCGCTCGCCCGGTGGGCGGACTCGGCAGCGCGATGCATCGCCGCCGCGTTCAGATGTTCTTGAGGATCGCCAGTTCGCTCTGCCTTCAACGAAGCTTTTCCGGCAGCTGCCGAGCGCCGATTGGCCTCACCGGGTGCGGACGTCGGGCCGAGATCTTTCTTCGGGTCGGGTCGTTCTTCGTTCCCGCGAAGTTCTTCCGACTTGTGCATATGTTCGTTAGCCTTCTCGTCGTGCTCCCGAACCTTCGGGTTGAGAAATGCGTGCTTCTCACCCTGAGCAGTCAGTGCATCTTCATGAGCCTTCGCGGCGGTACGATGTGCAAGCATCGCCGCCGAGTGATCTTCTTCCTTCCCCGTCCTCTCCGCCTTCGCACTTGCCAGTTTCGCCGCCGCGGACTTCCTCCGGGCTTCTGCCGCCGCTGCTCTCGCTTCGTCGCTCCATGCCATGACTGTTCAGTCCTCTCCTCGCCGCATGGGCGATGCTTAGTCGTCGTTCGCAGAAGTGTCGTGGTCGATCGTCTCGCGCAGTCCGCCCTCACCGGCGGTCTTTCCGCTTCCGCGCAGACTGCCGACGTCCTCGGTCAGCGGATTCAGAAGATCCGCGGCTGCCTTCGCGTCACGAAGATCCCAGTTCTCGTGATGACTATGAGCCTCGTGAGCCGCGTCTCCGGCCCGGTTGGCAGCGTGATGAGCCTGCTCCGCGTGCTCGTGGTCTGTCGGATGACCGGACATGGTCGCATGATGCGCAGCCTCGCGCGCCTCTTCGTGAGCTTTCGCGTGATGATCGCTCGCCTTCTGCGCGTGCTGACGAGCCTCAGTTCGCGTCGAAGACTTCTTCGTCTTGTCTCGATGATTCTCGGCGTTCTTCGCGTGGGCGATGGCGCGGTCCCGGTGGTCTTTCACCTTCGCCGAGGAGCCTCCGCCTCCGTTCGAGGAGAAGCGTCCGTGATCGTCGCGCGGTTGATCAGCGTTTGACATCGCGATTATCCTCCCATGGCAGAGCGGTCTCTACTGCTTCGACGATCCCGTCGCGAGGGATCAGTACCGTGTCGCAGTAGATCACGCGATACTTCTGCTCGAGTTCCTCAGGGAACTTCAGCTTGATGATGTCGTTTGCGACGACATTCGGGTGAACCCACGCCCACCGATCGCGCTTCTTGTCGCCCCATCCGTACGGTTTGACGACAGCTCGCTTGCGATAGACTCGATCGCTCATCGCCTCAACTCCTCGATTCTCGCGTCGATCTGCTCGAGATCCGCAGCTGCGTCGCGAACACCGTGCCAGTCCTCCATCTTCACTCGCAGGTTCAGGTACAGCAGCATCTTCTTGCGAGCTTCCAGAAGGAACTTCAGTCGCCCCACGACGCTCTCCAAGGCAGCGTTGAGCAACGACAGTTAGGATGCAGAGGGGGTCCGTACAGACCGCACGAGAACATCGCTCCTGCCTCGACGACCTCGCCGTCCATGTCGGCGCACTCGTCGCAGACGATTCCGTCCATCGAGGCGTCCCACTTCTTCAGCCATCCGCCGCGCTCTTCGTCGTCGCCGGCTCGATCGTTCTCGCGCTCGAGCGTGTCGTCGACGATCTCGTTCGAGGCGTGAACAATCTCGGTACGAACG